GAATTTTAACAACGGCCAACCTTAGCGTTTATGCTTCGACTTCCGCGATTGCCGTTTCTGGCAATCTTGTTCCGGTTGAGGCGATTCCCGCATTCGGTCAAGATGATGCGGTTGCTAACTTCTCGGTTGCTGGCTCGCGTCAGTCTGACAAGATCCCAGTTCAGTCTGCGCCAACTTCCATGACGGTTGTGGCCGCATGGAATCCTGCCGACACAAACCTTCTTTTGCTTCGCGCAGATGCTTACAACGGAACCATTGACCGTACATTTGTGATTTCTGCGACAGATGGAACTAACATTGTGAACTACGCTTTTAATGGCCGCGTATCGCAATGGACGATTGATCCCGCTCCAGGCGCAGAGGCTCAAGTTACTTTTACGATTCACCCGCGAGGCAATCAATATGGCTGGTCAAACAACACTTGATGAATTAGTTGCGCTGATGGCGGAATTTAGGGGCGACCTTCATGCAATGGCAAAAGGGCATCCCTTTACCCTTCAAGAGGTGGATGCCGCCTTACAGGAAGCCAGCCCCGGTGGGGCCGAAGCAGTCTGTCTTTCAGTGTTGAGAGCTCATGCAAAGAGCGAGTGATGATCTGCTGGCTTATCTAGTCACGCAAGCCCAGACCGGTTCTAAGAACTGGTTTGGGTATCCTCAACAAAGGCTCATCAACATTAGTCTTTGCCACAAGATCGCAGAGAACCATGCGCCAGACATGACACCAGACGAAGTAGTTAATTATGTAATTCGTCTCAACGATCTAATCTTTAAGAAGATCGTGACCAATGGGAAAGATTGAGGTTAAGGGCTTCCGAGAGTTTGAGGATTCGCTTTTAGAATTAGCTCAAGAGTTCGGCACGACCAAAGCAAGGCGATCTTTGCTTCCAGGCTTAAAGTCTGCGATGGAGCCTGTCAAGGCAGCGATCCGGGCAAGAGTTCCTGTCGATACCGGAAAGCTCCAACTTAAGGTTCGCAACGGCGCAAAAGTAGCCACGCGAAAAGACAAATCTAAAAAGTATCTTAGCCGCGATACTGTCGCTTTTGGGTTTGTCGATGTCGGTGTTGGTTACAGGGACGCTAAGGGTGAGTACAGACCCGCAGCAGAGGCTATAGAATTCGGTACGGCTGAAATGCCGGCTAAGCCTTTTATACGAAACAGTTTTCAATCAATGGCAAGCTCCGCTCTTGATCGGTTAGCGTCTCTTATGAGCGCTCACATGGATCTTTGGGCGGCAAAACAACGAGCAAAGGTTAGAAAATGAGATTACAAGACAAATTCGGTTCTTCATTCCAAAGACAGAAATACGCAGACATTGATTTCGCTGGTCATGCGCTAAAGGTCTATCTTCCCACCAGGAAGGAAATGCTTGAGCTTGAGGGAAAGATTAAAAACCCTCCCGATGCTTTGTTAGAACAGGAATACACAAAGCTAGTCGATACGTTTGAGAAGCTCTACAAGATCAATAAAACTGTTGAGGTTGAGCGTAAAGACGATGACATTGTGGTCGAGGGGCGAAGCCTAAAAGAGGCATCACGGTTCAAAGCCCAAGAGATCATGCGCGAGATTGCGCTTATAAATTTAGTTGGTTTCGAGGAAGGGCAAGAGCTCTTTGCGCTTTCCTATGAGGATATTTCCGAAGCCTTCTCGCCGGCGCAGATTAAGCATCTAACCGAGCTCATCGAAAAGGCAGTAAACCCAGACTATAAGGAAGTCGAAAAAAACTGAAGCGGTCACTATATCGGCAGATTCGGGCGGCGATGATCTTTAACGGTCAGTCTCCCGAGGTTATAGAAAGCCTTGATGTAGTGACCACGCGAGAGTTAGAATTGATGTACCGCGATGGCATGATTGGCGCGAGACAAAACTTAATGTTGATCTCGCATTTAATGGCGATTGTTTATAACGCGCTGTCTAAAAACCCGATCAAGAGCCGTGAGTTTTTCCCGCATCTGGAGGAGTATTTCATCCCTCCAAACTACATGACAAGACAAGAGCGAGACTTCCTGGCGTTTACAAGTCTGCCGGGGTTCAAGTCAGAGTTTTTAGACATCTTAGGGGGAAACAATGGCCGGTAAGCTAATCGCAGCCCTGCAAGTCGCGCTAGGTCTTGAGAGCGCAAAGTTCGTTCAAGAGATCGACAGGGCCAAAGCCAAAACCCGCGAAATGCAAGTCAGTGTCAATTTGCTTGGCACTGCGATGGGCGCTTTACGAAGCCCGATGTTACTAGCTGCCGCTGCCGCTGGAGCGTTTGCTACTTCATTTTTCAAAGCCGCAGATGCAGTTAACGACTTCGCTGAAGGCTCGGGTCTGGCGATTGAGGAAGTCTTGGCCCTGCAAAGCGCGATGGTGCAATCGGGGAAAGAAGCCGATAACGCCGCTCAGATGTGGGATCGCTTCTCAGTAACGCTTGGAGCTGCCGCTGATGGTCAAAAGGAACAGGCCGATCTGTTCAAAGAATTGGGCGTAAGTATTGCCGACGCTGGTGGTTTGCTAAGACCCGAGATCGACATTTTCCGAGACCTAACGTCGGTTCTTTCCGGTATGAGCGCCGGCGCGGAACGGGCTCGATTGCAAGTTCAACTTTTTGGAAAACAATTTGGCAATCTTGATATTTCCAAGATTGACCAGCTTTCAAGAAACACCGATAAGTTTTCTGGCGAAGCAAAGAAAGGCGTATTGGCTATCGGTGAGATAGGCGACGCTATCGACCAGATGACCGAGAAAGCAAAGATCGGCTTTCTAACGTTGATGGGTAAAGCGCGTGACGCGTACACGGGCATTAAAAAGTTTCTCGGCTTTGGCGAAGAGGAACCCGCGGTTCCTGCTCCAGTGGTTGGCGTTACGCAGGGTGGCAGACAGTCTGGAACAAGAGTAAAGGCTGTAAAAGACTCGGGCTCGGAGTCTGCTGCGAAAGCGCTTAAGACGTATCTTGAAGGCTTAGACGCGCAGATTCTTAAGCTGAAACAAGGCGAAGAAGCGGCGTTACGGTTTGAAGCTGCAAAGCAAGGTGGCCCTGCTGGTCTTGCAAAGATGGAAGAAATTATCCGTCTGCGGCGCGAGGAAGCCGAGCAGCAAGAAGAGATGCAGAGACTGACAAAAGAAGCCAATCAAGAGCTGGCCGCGATGGAAGATCTACGCAAGATGCGCCAGGATCAGATTGTCAAAGATTACGAGCGCGAAGTTGAGATCGAAAGAGAGCGTATGCAAGTGATGCTTGATCTTAGCCAGCAAGCAGAGGTCACTGCAAACAAAGAACTAGAAGCGATGGATTTGACGAAAAAAGCGAGCGAGGAACAGCTAGAGCTTTTGGAAGATATTAGAGACGGGTTCAAATCTGTTGGCTCAACAATTGTCGAGGCTTTTATGTCTGGCAAATCTGCCGCGCAAGCATTTAAGTCTGCTCTTTCCTCCTTGCTGCAAAAGCTAGCCTCTCGCTCGCTAGACAAATTTTTGGATCTTATTTTTAAGTCAGACATGAAGGGCGCTCCCTCATTGTTTGAGAACTTCATGTCTACCGTTCCCGTTCTTGGCGGTCTCTTTGGCAAGCGAGCCGGCGGCGGTCCAGTTAACTCTGGCGCTCCGTATCTTGTGGGCGAAAGAGGGCCGGAGCTATTTGTTCCAAGTATGGCCGGTCAGGTTGTTCCGTCTTACGCAATGAGCGGAACATCGACAATCAATAACTACAACATACAAGCAATCGACGTTAAGTCTTTCGAGGAAAGAATCATGGGCAGCAATCGAGCGGTCTGGGCGGCTAACTCCTACGCTCAGAAATCGCTTTCACCGCGAGGCAGAGTATGAGCTTCCAAACCATTCTAGACATCAGCCAAACGATCACGGTTAACAACCGGCGGATGGTCGGCCAGCAATACTCAAGATCAGGGCAAGTAAGAACGGCGCTTTACGTTACATCAGTACCGTGGGTGTTTACAGTTAAACCTCATTCGTTTCTTTACTATCCCCAGGTCCGAGATGTAATTCAGACCATTGACAACCTCGACCGGCAGACAGCGGCAACCATTACGTTTAGCTCAACAAACCTTCAATGGTTTACCGCTTATCACGGTGAACTTAGCGGGGCTCAGGCGGCAGCGCTTACGCTTGCTTCATTACCGGCTGGAAACGCCACGCAAATTGCTGTAGGCAATCTTCCGGCAGTAAGTAGCACCACAATCGTGTTCAGAGCTGGCGACTTCATCCAGCTTGGAAGTTACCCCTACAAAATCACGACTCAAGTTTTAAGGGGTTCAGGCTCGACAGTAAATGCAACGCTTCATCGACCAATTATTGGAACGCCAACAGTTGGAACGCTTACTGCGGTCGGATCTGCTTGCACGTTTTCAGTAGTTGCTGAGGTGTGTCCGACGTACACTTTAAGACCCATGACAAACGGAGCGTTTGTCGATTGGGATGCTGATTTTGTCTTTAGGGAGAATGTGCAATGAGCACCCCTATGGCAGCGCTTAACAGCGCAAGCATTACCCACGGCGAATTTGTCAGACTTACAACCTCTGCGGCAACCTATACATTTTGCAATGCCGCAGCCCCAGTGGTTGCGGATGGCATTTCATTCACTGGATTAGGTAGCCTTCTTTCTGTTGGCGCAGTTAATCGAGAAATTAAAGCGACTTCGATTGACATGATTATTGGATTGATTGGTATAGACCCAACAAATGTTTTTTTAGTATTGGGTTCTAACATCAAAGGCTCAACGGTTGAAGTTTGGCGCGGATTCTTTGACTCGAACTATCAAATCATTACAAGCCCATCCACACAGTTCTTCAAGCGCTATCAGGGTATCGTTTCCAACATTTCAATCACCGAAGATTGGAACGACAACATCCGAAGCCGTACCGCTACCGCTTCGATCTCTTGTACATCATTCAGATCTATTTTGGAAAACAGAATAGCCGGCATCAAAACCAATCTTTCGACATGGCAGCAACGCTACGCATCAGACACAAGCATGAGTCGCGTAGCCGCAATCTCTGGGCAGTACTTTGACTTTGGAGCGCCGCCTAAATCGGGCTCGCAGTCAGATCCGGGAACCGTTCAACCAGCGCAAGCAGACATCAACGATATAAGCCAAGCGGGATGAGATACGCCACAAAATACGACATGCCTCATTTGATTGAGATGATGAAGGCATACGCAGACGAAGCAGGCATAGAGACACTAAAGCAAAACCAGAATGAAGGGCATGTAAAAGCGCTCTTCTTTGAGATGATAAAAGGCCGAGGTTTTGTTCTTATCGACGATCAGTTTCGCGGGTTCTTGGCAGCTTATGTAACAAGAAACTTTTGGAACAATTCAGTTAAAGAGCTTCACGAGGTAGCGTGGTGGGTTGTACCAGAATTTAGAGATACATCTGTTGGCGGTAAGTTGTGGTTGAGATTTAACAAGCTCGCGCAAGACATGCTAGACCAGAAACGGGTTCAGATTGTTTGTACAAGCCTAATGCCTAATTCGCCAAATATTGACTACACAAGATACAAGTTTAAGCCCATGCAAGCGACGTTCTTTCGAGAGTAGATCATGCCAGCATCAATCATTCTTCAGGCTATAGGCGTAACGCTAACCGGTTTGCCGTTAGCTGCCGCAACGTTTGCAATTAACTTTGCGGTTTCGTTTGTTGTTACTCGGGCATTCGGATCTAAGCCGCCGCAGTCTCAAGACACGGGCGCTAGACAACAGGTTCCGCCAGCTAGCAACAATTCAATTCCCGTGGTTTATGGCGACGCATGGTTAGGCGGAACATTTGTCGATGCGGTTCTGTCTACCGATCAAAAAACGATGTATTACGTCATGGCGATCTCTTCTATTTCGTCAGATGCTTCTGCGACATTCTCATATGATCGTACAAAGTTTTACTATGGCGACCGTTTGATTAATTTTGACGCGACAGATCAAACAAAAGTTATATCGCTTACGGATGGTGACGGGAATGTAGATACAAAGATAAATGGCAATCTATACATCAGTCTTTATACGTCTACAAATGCTGGCGTTATAACCTCAATCAACGGAACCGCTCCCAACGTGACAATGGGCAACGCAGATATTCCTGCTGCTTTGCGCTGGCCGGCATCTGGTCGGCAAATGAATGGTTTGGCGTTTGCGATTGTCAAGTTGGTTTACAACGCTGACGCGGGAACGACAGGACTTCAGCCGATTACGTTTTACTGCAAGCATTACCCCAAGGGCGGAACGGTAGCAAAGCCTGGGGATGTTTGGTATGACTACATGACCGATACGCGCTATGGCGCTGGCATGACGGGATTGGTTGACTCAACAAGCGCGACCGCTCTTAATACTTATTCCGATCAGACCATCACCTACACGCCAGCCGGCGGAGGGTCTGCAACGCAAGCTCGATACAGAATTAACGGGGTGGTTGATACTGGTAAATCCGTTCTTGATAACGTCGAGAAGATGCTGGAATGCTGTGACTCTTGGATGGCATACAACGCGGCATCAGGGCTTTGGTCAATTGTCATCAATAAAGCAGAAACGTCTTCGTTCTCATTCAACGATACAAATCTTATCGGTGAAATTAGAGTCTCTGCTATTGACATCAACCAGCAGATCAACCAGATTCAGATTGAGTTTCCATCCAAGCTAAACCGAGATCAACCCGATCTTGTTTACATGGAAACGCCGGCAGGGCTTTTGTATCCAAACGAACCCGCTAACAGGCAGACCACAACGCTAGAGTTTACAAACGACTCTGTTCAAGCTCAATACTTAGGAAATAGGAGGCTAGAGCAAGCGCGAGAAGATCTGATCGTTACGATTACTTCTACTTATCCTGGCATTCAGGTAGACGCGGGTGATGTGGTTGACATTACTAACGCAGACTACGGATGGACGAACAAACTGTTCCGCGTTATGAAAGTCTCGGAAGCGACAGTTGACGATGGCAACCTTGGCGCGACGCTTGAGCTTTCTGAATACAACGCTGTCGTTTATGACGATGCAACCATTACCGCTTTTACTGCCGCCCCTAACTCTTCGCTTCCTTCTCCTAATTACTTCTCAAGCCTTAACGCTCCTGTTATTGGGGATCTAGCCCCAAGCGCAGCGCCACCTACTTTTTCGGCCACTTGCACGATGCCAGCGGTTGGTAGAGTTACAAAAATAACACTGTTCTATACATCATTTGCCACGCCTTCCGCGACGGATTGGAATACGTGGGGGACTTCAATTCTTTCCAATGGTGCTGCATTTGGAAATAGCACATCTTTTAAGTTTGACAACATCAGTTTGGCAGCGGGTACTTGGTACTTTGCTTTCTCCGTA